TCCTTCCAGTTGTGAATCGATTGTTGGATGACTATACCCGCAAGCTGCTCCCCCGCTATTCTGACTTGAAAGATGGAAGCTATTACTTAAAATCCGTCACCTCCAATATCCCTGAGCTTCAGAAAGACATGGGCAAGCTCGCTGACTGGCTTTCCAAAGCCGATTGGCTTACCCTAAACGAAAAGCGCGAACAGATGGGTATGGAGCCTTTGGATGTGGAGGGCATGGATGAGGTTTACATCAGCGCGGGAATGCAGCCGCTTCTATTGTCAGGCATGGACATTCCTCAAATGATGGCCAACGCAAACGCTGACAGCCTGCCCCGTGAATAAATGGGAGAAAGCCCAATGGAACGCGGTTAATAGGTGGAGGGCTAAATACATCTCCAAATATCGAAAGCGTTTCAAGCGTGAGCTAGATGCACAGATAGCTCCCGTGATGGAGCTTATCAAAATCAGCTCGCGCCCCGAAGATGTGGCAAGCGGTGTCCGCTCCGTTATGCGGCATGATAACATTATCGGCACTTTCAACGACCTCTACAAAGAAGTAGGGGTAGAAGCTGCGCGATGGGAAAGAAATCGCCTAGTAAGGGAAGAAAAGGCGTATAAACCCAACCTGATAACAAAGGCCGACACCTTGCCACAGTTTGAGTACATCTGGACAGAGGGTATGGCCAACTACCTAACGCAACAGACGGCCACCTACATCACAAGCATAATAAACACATCTAACAACATTGCCATTCGCTTGGTGCAGCTTACCATAGCGCAAGGGATTGATAAGGGCATGAACCTGACCCAAATTATGAAGCTGTTAGAAGAGCGCATCCCCGTGAATTGGCGGAAAGTTGGCGTGTGGAGGAGCGAGCTGATAGCAAGAACCGAAATCATCACCGCTCAGAACTACGGGGCGGCATTGGGTGCGAGGACGACCGCCCAAGAGCTAGGGCTAACGCTTAACAAGCGATGGCTTGCCAAAGTAGACAGCAGAACACGAGAGCCGCACATAGATGCCAACGGGCAAGAGGTGGCCTTGGATGAAAGATTCTCGGTAGGCGGTACTCTGATGGCGCAGCCCGGAGATCCTGCGGGAGGGGCAGACAACCGGTGCAACTGCCGGTGCTCTGTTGTTCACGTTCGCGCAGATGGTCAGGCGAGCTTCTCGGGAAGGTAAGTTTCGCCCCCTTGTAAATTTGCAGCGTGAGCTATACGATAAAGAACATAGGCGAGCTAATTGTCAAAGATGTTGACATGAAAGAGGGCATAGTGACAGGCTATGCTTCTCGATTTGGCAATGTCGATAGTGACGGTGACATCATGGAAAAAGGATGCTACCGCAAGACTATTAGCGAAAACGGTCCAACTTCGGGAAAGCCTCGCATTGCCCACCTTTGGATGCACTCTAGCTACGAGCCTGTGGGTAAGCTATTGGAGCTTATGGAGGATGATTACGGGCTTTTGTTCCGCTCTAAGCTATCCAAAAGCAACAGGGGCAAGGATGCCTTAGCACTCTATGAAGAGGGCATCATCAATGAACACAGCGTAGGCTTTCAGGGCGTGAAATTCGAGGACGACATCAAAGATGAATCGAAGCCTTGGGATCGCATTCGCACATTCAAAGAGGTGAAACTATGGGAGGTCAGCTCCGTAGTATTTGGCGCAAACCCCGATACCCCTACCATTGGCGTTAAGGATATGAATCCTGAGCAAGCCGCCAACGTGATTAAAAGACTTGAAAACATGGAGCGCACGCTTCGGAAAGGCACAGGCTTGACCGATGAGGCGTTCCGTTTGCTTGAAATCGAATGCGCTCAAATTCGGAAAGAATTGAGTTCACTCCAAACCGAAGAGCCGCCTACGCACTCGGAGGAGAACGAGCCGGACATCTTGAAGATGTGGCGCGAAATAACCTCAACCAAAAACTGACAAAACAATGTCACAGGAATTGAACATCAAGGAGCAGTTGGCTCACCTGAACGGTGAGATCACAGGCCGCCTCGACCAAATCGAAAAGGGCTATCGCGATTACAACGACCAATCAAAGTCAGAGCTTCAGTCTTTGATCGCTGAACACAATGAAAAAGCCGCTAAGTTGGCTGATCAGTTCGGTGAAACTCAAAAGCAGTTGGACGCTATCGAAGTTCGTTTCAAAGAGCTTCAGAAGCAAGGCATGAGCGCAAGCAAAGCCGCTGAAAAAACCATCGAGCAGAAGTTCTACGATGCTATGGTAGCTAAGAAGGACGAGTTCTCTCGCATGAAAAATGGCCACAAGGTGGAGTTGGATAGCAAAGGTCTATTCACCAAAGCTGCGGGCGACATGACCTTCTCTGCTTCCACTACTGGACAAGTTGGCGAAGAAACCGTTCTCTCTATCCTTCCACAGCCTGAGCGTAAGAACCGCGTGCGTAACTTCCTTCGCCAAGGCGTTATGACGGGTGAGCTTGTTCGCTTCCCTAAGGATACCGGAGGGGAAGGCACAGCCGCCAACCAAACAGAAGGTAGTGCTAAGTCACAGATCGACCGCGATTTGGCTGCACAGAGCTATGACGCGCAGACCATCGCTGCTTTCTTGCGCATCTCCAACCAAATGTTGGGCGATATCGCTGGCATCTCTACTTACTTGAGCTACGAGCTTCGCAGACAGCTCTTCAACCAGGAAGACAGTCAACTGTTGACAGGTGACGGCACAGGAACCAACCTCGCAGGCTTGGCCGTAAACGCTGCTGATGCTACTGATTTGGGTATCGTATTCAAAGCGGGTACTGAGCCTTACAAGTGGGATGCTATCGCAGCCGCTATCGCTTACCTCGCTTCTCAGGAGTTCACCGCTAACACCATCCTCGTGAACCCTATCGAATACTACGAGATGATGAGCGCGAAGGGTAGCAACGGACAGTATGTGTCGCCTTTCTACTTTGACAACGGCACAGGCGTAGCTACTATCTTCGGAATGCCTATCAGCCACACCTCAGCCGTGGCCGCTGGTTCTTTCTTCGTGTATGACAGCATGAGCGAAGGTCAGCTCTTCCAGCGTGAAGCTCCTTCTGTTCGTTTCTTCGAGCAGGATAACGACAACGTGCAGAAGAACTTGACAACTGTACGCATCGAGGAGCGTTTGGCTCACGCCCGCTTCCACGATAACGCTGTATTCTACGATTCATTCTCTGACGTTATCTCTGCCATTACTGGTGAGGCTTCGTAAGGAGTGATGTGAATAAGTTTAGCCCCGCCATGCGCGGGGTTTTTTTATCTTTGACCCCGCAAAGGGCGTTCTGCCCGGTCGCTTTGGTTTTGAGCCTCCCTTCGCTGGGGAGGCTTTTTCTTTTGTGGGGTAAATTATTTTCGTTTATTTTGGCGTACCCATTAGCCGATAACCCAAATACACGTTGGAGTTCCTTTAGAAACCGCGAATAGTTCGCAACGGCTAACGAAGCCCGCCACTAAAACCAATAGGCGGGCTTTCTCTTTTGTATCTTTGTTGTATGCAAGTGAAAATGAGAAAGGCCGCTATGGACTTGGAGAAGGGGCAAATAGTCGACCTCCCCGAAGAAAAGGCCAAGCACTACATAAACATACGCTACGCGGAGGCTTACAAGCCTGTGGCCGCGTTGCTCGATGACTTAACAGCACCTCCCCGAAGGACGAAGGAGGCCAAAGAATTACTCAACCGCATTACAAAACACTATGAGAACACGGCTGACTTTAACCTCGGTAACAAAGGCTAACCCCATCAGCGTTTCAGATGTGCGGCTATACTCCCGCATTCCCAATATCGCCTCGGAAGATACCCTAATTCAGCAACAGATAGATGGTGCTGTCAGGTGGGTAGAGGAGTATATCGGGAAAGCTATAAACGTGAACACCCAAACCCTGCAAGTTTGGAATTTTGCGGACGAGCGCGATTTGGATGGCACTACCCTATATCTCGATTTGAGCGGTCCGGTGCGATCAATCACAAGCGTGAAGGCATACAGCGAAGACAACACCGAAACCACTTTAGTAGCTGACACCGATTACTACCTCTTAAAAGGCGATAGGCTGCGCGTATTGAGTGCGGGAACTTATGACAGCTTGGAAGT